GGAACTTCAGGTACAAATGGTTCGCAAGGTGTAAGTGGAACAGCTGGTTCATCAGGAACTTCTGGAACAAGCGGTACTGATGGAACTGCTGGTAGTGGAGGTTCAAGCGGAACTAGTGGTAGTAGTGGTACTTCAGGAGTAAACGGAAGTGATGGCACAAGCGGTACATCGGGAAGTAGTGGAACTTCAGGAACTAATGGAACAGCAGGTAGTGGAGGTTCAAGCGGAACTAGTGGCACATCGGGAACATCAGGTACAAGCGGTGTAAACGGAAGTGATGGTACTAGTGGAACTTCAGGAACTTCTGGGACTAGTGGAACTTCAGGTACATCAGGTGTAAATGGTAGTGATGGTACGAGTGGCACAAGCGGAACTTCGGGTTCGTCTGGAACTAGTGGCACATCGGGTACAAATGGTACTGCTGGTAGTGGAGGTACTTCTGGAACAAGCGGAGTTAATGGTTCATCGGGAAGTAGTGGTACTTCAGGTACCTCTGGTTCTTCAGGAACATCGGGTACAAGCGGCTCAAGTGGGACAAGTGGAGTAAATGGTAGTGATGGAACAAGCGGTACTTCAGGCACCTCAGGAACATCAGGAATAAATGGTAGTAATGGTACATCAGGAACTTCAGGCACATCCGGTACAAGTGGTGTGAATGGAAGTGATGGTACATCAGGAACTTCTGGTACATCAGGTGTAAGTGGTAGTAATGGAACTTCAGGAACATCTGGTACAAGCGGTGTTGATGGACAATCTAATACATTCTTTGATTATAAAGCAAATACAAATGATACATCAGGTAACCCTGGTAACACAAGTATCTTATGGAATAATGCAGCACAAGCATCAGCAACACAAATAAATGTATCTCACTTAACAAAAGATGGATACGATGTTGATGTATTCTTAGGCTTGATACCATCTGGTTCATTAGTAATCATACAAGATATAAACAATTCAGCTAATGCCCAAAGATGGACATTTGGTACTGGTACTGAAGTAGCTCCTAATTCATATTGGACATTCCCAGCTACATACGTTAGTGGAACATATTCATTTTCAAATAATGAAGAATTAATCCTTATAGTAGCACAAACACCTTCAGGCACTTCTGGTACTTCAGGTGTGAATGGTACTTCAGGTTCTTCGGGAAGTAGTGGTACAAGCGGAACAAGTGGGACTAGTGGAGTAAGTGGTAGTTCGGGTTCAAGCGGAACGTCTGGTACTTCCGGAATAAACGGAGGAGATGGCTCTAATGGTACTTCAGGCACTTCAGGCACTTCAGGCACTTCAGGAACATCAGGAACTTCTGGTGTTAATGGAAGTAGTGGCACTTCGGGTACAAGCGGAACAAGCGGCACTTCTGGGATAAACGGAAGTGATGGAACTTCTGGTACAAGCGGAACAAGCGGTACTTCTGGAGTTAATGGAGGAGACGGTAGTAGTGGTACTTCAGGCACATCTGGGACTAGTGGTACTTCAGGAATAAATGGTGTAGCAGGAAGTAGTGGTACATCTGGTACTTCTGGGACTAGTGGAACAAGCGGTACTTCAGGTATTAATGGTGGTGACGGTAGTAGTGGCACATCAGGTACTTCTGGAACATCAGGAATAAATGGTGTAGCTGGTAGTAGTGGTACTTCGGGTACTTCTGGTATTGGTACAAATGGCACTTCAGGTACATCAGGTCAAACTGCATTAGCATTCCCTTATACTGGTTCAGCACAAATCACAGGCTCTTTAGGAGTAACTGGTTCAATCAATCAATCAATTGGAATTTATAGCGGTAGCTTAATTTCAAATATATACGATACATACACAAATGTACCGGCTGTAACAAATATTGTAACATTATCATCAGCATCATACGCAGCATTAGGAACTAAAGACCCTAATACATTATATGTTATGAGTGGTAGTGCAGCTATATCTTCTACATCAGGTACTTCTGGTACTTCTGGTACTTCTGGTGCACAAGGTGCACAAGGTTCAACTGGAGCTGCAGGTACTTCTGGTACAAGCGGTGTTAATGGAAGTTCTGGAGCAGGATTCCCTTTTAGTGGCTCAGCTGAAATAACTGGTTCATTAATTGTGACAGGTAGTGCTAGAACAACATATATTTCAACATCAATAGTATCAAATACATCTTCAATAGATTTAAGTAAAGGTAATTACTTTAGTGCTGGTGTTGGTACATCATCATTCTTTAATTTCCAAAATGTTAGACCTGGTCAAACAGCTGAAGTAATTATAACTACAACAGTAGTAAGTGCATCAGCTTATTTCCAAACCTCATCATATTTTGCTAATAATACACAATATACTCCAACTTTTCAAACTTCATCAATAGATAAATTAAATGTTGTTGTAGATAATAATAGTAGACTTTATATAATACCTACTAAATTATTTTCACAATATACACCATTATATCCATCTCCATTTACAATGTCTTATGTTATTGTAGCAGGTGGTGGAGGTTCTGATTCATTTGGTGGTGCTGGTGGTAGACCAGGTGGTGGTGGAGCTGGTGGATATCTATCAGCATATGTAAGTGAGTTGCAAGGTTCTGGCTCAGCAGCTGGTACTCCAATTACTATTACAACAGGAGTAGCTTATACAGTAACTGTAGGAGCTGGTGGTACAGGTGGCCCAGAAGCAGGACCGGCAGCCACAAATGGTAATACATCTTCATTATCTACATTTAATGCAAATGGTGGAGGAGCTGGAGGTACTTATTTACAAAGAGGTAAGCAAGGTGGAAGTGGTGGAGGAAGTGGAGCATCAACAACAACTATTGCAGGAAGTTTAAATACTTTAGGACAAGGTAATATGGGTGGTGGTACAACTGGTGGAGATTCTGCTGGAGCAGGTGGTGGTGGAGCAGGCGCAATTGGAGTTAGTGTAAGTAGTGGTAATGGAGGTAATGGTGGTATTGGTAATCAAACATTTATATCACAATCAGCTGGAACTTATTTAGCAGGTGGTGGAGCAGGATATGGTGGTACAACTGGTGGTACTGGTGGTACTGGTGGTGGTGGTAACGGAGGAGCTGCTGGAGGACCAGGTACTGCTGGTACTGCAAACACTGGAGGTGGCGGAGGAGGTAACTCATCTAATCCTGGTAGAGCTGGAGGTAGTGGTATTGTTATTATTAGATATCCTTCAACATTAACAGCAACATTTACTGGAGGTGTAACACAAACAACACATACTGATGGATTAGCGAAAGTAGCTAGAGTAACTGCAGCTGGTGTAAGTGATACTGTAACATTTAGTTAAAATTAAAATAAAGAAATATGGCACATTATGCAATATTAGACGGTGAGGGTTATGTAGTAACTGTAATCGTTGGTAAAGATGAAAATGAAATTGTATTGGATGAAAATGGTAATCCTTATGATTGGGAAACTTATTATGGTGGAAAAAGAACATCATATAATACAATAGCAGGACAGCATTCACAAGGTGGAACACCATTCAGAAAGAATTATGCTGGACCAGGTTATTTTTATGATTCACAAAGAGATGCATTTATTCCTCCAAAGCCTTATCCTTCTTGGATATTTGATGAGGAAACTTGTGTATTTAAACCTCCTGTTAGTCTACCTGATGAAATAAAGTCTTGGTATTGGGATGAATTTACAAAAAATTGGAGAGAAGCTAAATAGATTAATATGCCAAATACTGAATCTAGATATGATAGTGTACAAATAGCTATTGGAGATACATTAATAAATGATGATAATGTTTTTTTAGGAAATTTACAAGCATTAATTAATCCAATACCAGCTGCAATTACTTTAGAATATATAGTTGTTGCAGGTGGTGGTGCTGGTGCATATACTGGAACTTTAGGTGGTAGAGGCGGTGGTGGAGGAGCTGGCGGATATCGTTCATCAATAAATGGAGAAAATAGTGGTGGGGGGCAAAGTGCTGAAACTCCTATTACACTTTTAAGAAATAGTCAATATACATTAACTGTAGGAGCTGGTGGTGTACTTAATGGTTCTGGTTCTAATTCTGTATTAGCTTCAATTACATCTATTGGAGGTGGCGGAGGCGGTACATATGAAACTAGTGGAGGAACTGGAGGTAGTGGAGGTGGAGCAGGAGCAAATGGAAAACCAGCTGCTGAAATACCTGGAGCTAGTGGGTCTTTTGCACAGGGATTCCAAGGAGGTTCTACACCAATAGCATTTGTGAATGGAGCATCAGGCGGTGGTGGTGCAGCTGCAGTAGGCCAATTTCCATATTTTATTAATGATAATTATTATGGTGGTGATGGTGGTGTTGGAGTTCAATCAAATGTAACTGGTACACCAACTTATAGAGCCGGCGGTGGAGGCGGATATGGCGGAGGTATTGGAGGAGCTGGTGGTAATGGAGGTGGTGGAACAGGAGGAGCTGGAGGTGGTTCTGCAACTGCTGGTACAGCAAATACAGGAGGTGGTAGTGGTGGAGAATCTTCTGGAAATGGTGAAGCTGGTGGTAGTGGAGTTATTATATTAAAATATCCATTAAAATATACAGCAACATTTTCAGTGGGTGTAACTCAAACAACTTCAGTAATTGGAGATAATAAAGTTAGTGTTGTTACATCAGCTGGTGTATATGATACTGTATCTTTCAATTAATCAATAAAATTAGGTTTACAATTGTTAAATAATAAAACAAACAAATAATATGAAATTAGAAACTCAAAACTCATATGTAACCAATCCTCAATTCGTAGGTGGTGTAGCCGTATCATTTATATCTGGTTCAGCCTTCGCATCAGCATCTTCAGAAAATCCTCAATTCGGCTTTGTAGCTGGTGGATTATATGTTGGTAATACTGGTACATTAGTAGCTAAGACATGGGATGGTTCAGTTTTAACATTAGTATCAGCATCAGGATTTTTACCTGGTATATTTACTGCTGTTAGTGCATCATCTACTGCAAACAATGTAGTGGCTTTAAGATAATAAAATAAAATAAGTAATGCTAAATTACAACCTTAATATAAACTCACCACTTCAACAAGAAAAGAAGAATGAGGATGTAAGACCTCCTATTAATTGGGATTTTCATAGTTTTGCATCGGCTTCTGATAGTACTGATTTATCTGAAAGAACATTTGCAACAATGAGTATTAATACTCCTAACACAAATTGTATTCAGGTATCAGTTGATAGTGGTAATTCATTTATAAGTGATGCACAAGCTCCTGTAACAGCAAGTCTAACTGGTAGTAATTGGCCTATAACAGGTTCAACTACTATGAGTTTATTTACTGCTGGTATAACATATGACCCTTTAGCAGTAGACCAATATTTTTCAGCTTCGGTAAGTGCATCTGGTACACAAATAATTGCAAATCCAAGCATATCCGGAAGTATTATTACAAATAAATTTCTATCATCAGAATTTTATAGATGGTTTGTAAGTGGAAGCGTAGTACATATGAAGGGTAATGTTTTTAATCCTTTAGTAAAAGTATTAGCAACAGGTTCAAATTCAATATATTCAAACTCACAAGGTACAAATACAATATTAAACATTGTAAAGAATGTAAATGAACCTATATCAATGTCAATAGGATATATTACAGGTTCACAAACATCTTCATTTCAATATGAGTATGCATTTAATATAACATCATCGTTAACTGGTAGCGCTAATTGGCCAAGAAGTGCATCGCATTTATACCCAACAATGTCATTGATAATACCTGAAGCTGGAATAAATGTTATATCATATCAAACAGCATCTATAATAACTGCATCATTTGCAGCTATTACAAATTCTACATATACAATTACTGCAAGTGTTGCACCAAGATACATACCAGGATTTACTGGTTCATTTACATTATATGCAGGTGGAGCAGGTGGAGTAAATACAACAAGTGCAACTTCTCAACCTGGCGGTGGAGGAGGAGCTGGTGCTATGTTTACAGGAAGTTATAATATATCACCAAATAGTACTTACACTGTAATTGTTGGTTCTGGTGGAGCAGGTGGAGGTAATGGTAATGATACTTTATTTACTGGATTTGATATGGGAATTAATGAAATTCCTATAACAGTAAAACTTCAAGGAGGTAGAGCTGGTGAAGGAATGAATGGTGGTAATAGTGGAACTGGTAGTTATACTATTGGTACTACAACCACACAACTTCCTGCATTTACAGGTGGTAGTGGTGATGATGGTAGTGGTGGTGGAACACTTAGATTTGCTGCTGGTGGTGGTGCAGGTTCATGCGAAAATGGTGTGAGTGGTGTGGCATTTCCAAATAGAGTTTCAGGAAGAGGTGGTAATGGTAATGCTGGTGGAACTTACAAAGAAGGTGGAGGTGGCGGCGGTGGTGGTGCCGATACAAGAAACTTTGCAACAGCAACCGCTGGAGCAGGTGGTATTCAAGGTGGTGGTAATGGAGGTCAAGGATTAAATCAAGGTGGAAGTAATGGAGAAGGATATGGTGCAGGAGGTGGTGGTGCAGTATCAACCGATAGTGCAGTTTCTGGAGGTTCTGGATATCAAGGAGCATTAATTCTTTCATATCCTGGTACAGGTAGTAGATTTACTGCAACTGGAAATTATAGTTTATTATTCTCTGAGGGTATTACAACTTATACATTTAATCCTGGAAGTAGTTCTTTCTCTTATGTGTATGAGCCAGAATTAAATCCAGCACCATTAACTTAAAAAATTACTATAAATAAAAAACAAATTGTTAAATAATTAAATAATCAATAATATGAACGCAAGACAAGTATTAGATAAAATAGTAAAGACTCTTTCATTAAGCAAAGAGGAAGTACTTTTTACTTACGCTAAATTAGCAGATGGTACAATAGTTGAATCTCCTACATTTGATGTTGGTGAATCAGTAGAAGTTGTAACCGAAGATGGTAAAACTCCAGCACCAGATGGTGAGCATGAGTTAGCATTAAAAGATTCTGAAGGTAATGAAGTCCTAATCAAAGTAATGACTAAGGATGGTGTAATTACTGAAAGAGAGAATGTTGAATTGGGTGATGATAAAGAAGTTGAAATGGAATCAATCGCTGGTGGTGACATGGGTGATGACGAAGAAATTGATACTGAAGAAACAGCTAATCCAATCCCTGAAGATACTGATATGGCATCTATGGTAACTAAACTTCAATATAGAATTGAAGAATTAGAGAAGAAAATGCAATCTATGGAAACTATCAAAGAAGGTGGTAAAGCAGAAAAGGTTAAAACTGAAGATTTACCTGGTGACCCAACAAAAGTAAACACTGTTGAGAAAATGGCAGCTGTTGAACCTGATGAGGACGAGGAAGAAGAATTACCTAAATTGGATGGTGCACCAATTGATGAAAACGCTCCAAACAAAACTGGAATTAAAATGAATAAGAAGGGCTCTATGGTTAATCCACAAAATTCTTTCTTATCTAAATTATATAAATAAACAAAACAAAATCATTTAAAGATGAGAAAACAACAAAATTTCGCACAACCTGCAATCACTACAACTTATGCTGGTGAATTCGCAGGGAAGTACATTGCAGCAGCGTTGTTATCAGCAAAAACTTTAGATAACCAATACATCACAATCATGCCGAATGTGAAGTTCAAAAGTGTTATCCAAAAGATTGCAGTTGATAGCATCGTAAACAACGCATCATGTGACTTCACAACTTCTGGTACTGTAGCTCTTACTGAGAGAATATTAGAACCAAAAGAACTTCAAGTAAACCTTGAATTATGTAAGCAAGAGTTCGTAGATTCTTGGGAAGCTTTACAATTGGGCTATAGCGCATTTGATGAGATTCCAAAAGATTTCAACGATTACTTAATCTCTTATGTTGGTGGTAAAGTAGCACAAGCTACTGAAGAATCAATTTGGAGAGGTGTAACTTCAACTAACGGACAATTCGGTGGTATCTATACTGCTTTATCTTCTTCAGTTGTAGCTGGTGGCGATAACGCTCCTGTAACATCATCTCAATCTGGTTCAATTACTTCATCAGATGTATTATCAAAATTACAGTCTTTAGTGGATGCAATCCCTAACACTGTATATGGTAAAGAAGATGTGATGATTTACGTTCCAACAAACGTAGTAAAAGCTTACCAACAAGCGTTAAGCGGTGGTACTGCAGGTGCTAACGGATGGAACAATCAAATGAACGTAGGAGAGAAACCATTGAACTTCCAAGGAATTGAGATGGCATTTTGTCCTGGTCTTGCAGCTTCAGCAATGGTAGCAGCACAAAAATCAAACTTATTCTTCGGAACAGGTTTATTGAGTGACTACAACGAAGTAAGAGTATTAGACATGGCTAACTTAGATGGTTCTCAAAATTATAGAATCATTATGAGATATACAGCTGGTACACAATATGGTATTGGTTCTGACATCGCAATACACAAAAACTATTAATTGAGTAAGTAATAGGGAGGTTATCCATACCTCCCTTTACTCAAAAACAAATTGACAATTTAAAAAACTAAAAACTATGGCTTGTAATTTATCAGCTGGAAGAAATGAACCTTGTAAAGAGAGTGTAGGCGGCTTAACTGGCGTGTACTTCTTAAACTATACAACCGCTTCTTTCACTACGAATGCAAATGGTGAAATCACCGCCTTTCCTTCTGGAAGTACTGTGTACTACTATGATTTGAAAGGTAACTCAAGCTATACTGAAACTGTTAATTCATCTCGTGATAACGGTACAACTTTCTTCTCTCAAGAATTAACTCTTAACTTGAAGAAACTTACTAACGAAATGACAACTCAATTGAAGTTGATGGCTTACGGTAGACCTCAAATCGTTGTAAACACAATGGCTGGAGATTCTCTATTAGTAGGTAAAACTCAAGGAGCAGATGTAACTGCAGGTACTATCCAAACAGGCGCCGCTTTAGGTGACTTATACGGATACTCTGTAACCTTCACAGGTTTAGAGCAATTACCAGCAGCATTTATCTCTGGTTCAACATTCGGTAATCCTTTTGGAGCATTGACTGTTAAACCTACTATCGTAACAGGTAGCGCAGCTTAATCAGTATAGATTTTGAACAATATTAAAGGGAGACATGTTCTCCCTTTTTTTATGTCCCACTATAATCGTTTTGGAAGTTGTTAAATATATAGATAAATACAACATAAAGACAACCTAATGCAAAGTTATTATATATCAGGAAGTAATTTATTCACATTTCGTACAAAACCAACAGGCTCAGGCGTATTAACCCTAAGTTTGCAGAATATGTACACATTAGCGAATACAACATCTTCTATTAGTGCATACAAATATAATGCCAATGAAAGCTTATTATCATTCACTGCATCTATATCTTCATCAAATATTGGAGATGAATATAGAGCTACCATATTGGATAGTGTTAGTGGAAGCATTTGGAATGGCTCTATACAAGTGTACCAATCCCAATCAATAGATAAGCCGGTATATAAAAACCAAATTCCATTAGAAGGAATATACATTAGTAATGTAACGGATAACGAATACATAATTTTAGATTAATATGAAGATAAATCAAAACTTTTCAGTAGTAAACATGGCACAGCAAGAGATTCCTGTGATAACTGAAGATACAAAGACAAGATATCAATGGGTGCCTGTTGGAATTATAGGACCAGATGATTTCTTTCAAAATGTGACAGAAGCTTTCACAACATCAACAACAAATGCTGCCTGTATTGAAGGTATTGCTGATTTAATATTTGGTAAAGGATTGTACTCTAAAGATGAGGCTTTCCAATCAGTATTAGATAAGTTAATTCCGCAAGAGGAAATGAAGCGTGTATCGTTTGATTTAAAACTATATGGTAATGCAGCTTTCCAAGTATATTGGAACGCAGACCATAGTAAAGTAGTTAAATTCTATCACGTTCCAGTTCAAAATCTAAGAGCTGAGAAGCTATATGATAATGCTAAGATTGAAAATTATTACTATTGTGTAGATTGGGCAGACCAAAAAGCAATTAGAAATAAAAAGAAAGTTCCTGCTTTTGGTACATCAACTGAAAAGATGGAGATTCTTTACATTAAAAACTATACGCCAGGTAAATACTATTACTCATTACCTGATTGGGTATCTGCATTACAATTCTCTTATGTAGAAGCTGAATTATCTAATTTACACATTAACAAT